AAGGTCATCATCAAGGAGAGCATCTCTCCGTCGATGCTGCCCCCCGGCCTCAATCTGGAGAAGTCGAGCTTCGACGAGCCGTACCTCGACATGTACACCTGTATCCGCTCTGTCGGAAACGGCAAGGTGGAAGTGTTCCAAGAGGTCAAGGGCGTCGTCATTCCTGACACCCACACGATCGTTGACAAGTCGAAGTCCCCGTTCATTGCCCTTCGGATGATCCGGGTCGATGGCGAGGATTACGGTCGCGGCTACGTCGAGCAGTACCTCGGTGACCTGAAGAGCCTCGAAGCCCTGATGCAAGTCATCGTTGAGGGCTCTGCGGCGATGGCTAAGGTGCTGATCCTCGTCGCTCCGAACGGCTCTACGCGGGCTGCGACGATCGCGAAGGCTCCGAACGGGGCTATCCGCGAGGGCAACGCCGCTGACGTTACCGTCCTTCAGGCGAACAAGGCGATGGACTTCTCCGTTGCCCAGAACACTGTTAATACGATTACGGAACGGCTCTCCTACGCATTTATGCTTACGGAAGCCTCAATTCGTAATGCGGAACGGGTTACTGCCGAAGAAATCCGTCTGGTCACCCAGAGCATCGAACGGCAGCTCGGCGGCGTCTACAGCCTCCTGTCGCTTGAGTTCCAGCTGCCTCTCGTGAACAAGATCATGGAGCAGATGGAGAAGTCCAAGAAGCTCCCGAAGCTCCCCCGGAAGTTCGTCACCCCGACGATCATTACGGGCATCGACGCCCTCGGACGCGGCAACGACCTCCAGCGGCTCGACCTGTACCTTCAGGGCATCGGCCAGCTCGTCGGCCCCGAGGTGATCTCCCAGACGGTCAATGTGCGGGAGTACATGAACCGCCGCGCAGCAGCCCTTGGCATCGATACCGAGGGGCTCGTGAAGACTGAAGAGCAGATGATGGCCGAGCGTCAGGCTGCTCTCCAGCAGGAATACATGCAAATGATGGCATCTCCGGCTGCACAGGCTGGCTTGCAGACGTATCTTGGTCAGCAGGGCCAGATGGCACAACAGGGATAAAGAACAATGAGCGTTGACCGAGTCGAAATCCGAAACGAAACCGCAACCCGCATCCATGAGCCTTCGGCGCAGCCCGCTGATGCTCAGGCAATCGTCGGCGACCAGCCGCAGCAGGGCATCCCTCAGGATCGCCCGCAGTGGCTTCCGCCTAAGTTCCAGAGCCCCGAGGATCTTGCTCAGGCATATGCTGAGCTGGAGGCGCGGTTTACTCAGGTAAACCAGCAGAACTTCGGCGACAAGGTCGCTCAGGCGAACATCTCGGAGGACGAGATGCGCTCGTTCTCGTCCGAGTTCATGCAGCTCGGCACTCTGAGTGAGAAAAGCTTCAAGGATCTTGAAGGTCGTGGCATCCCGCGCTACGTCGTCGAGAGCTACATCGAAGGTCAGAAGGCTGTCGCTGACTCTCAGGTCGCAAACATCTACAACGCGGTCGGCGGTCAGCAGCAGTACGAGGCGATGATCGGCTGGGCGGCAGACACGCTGCCTGAGAACGAGATCGATGCCTTCAACGCGATGATCGACTCCGGCGATCCGAACATGGTGCAGTTTGCCGTGCAGGGTCTTCAGGCCCGGTATTCGGCAATGAATGCTGCTCCGCGTCTCATGCAGGGTGGCACTGCTGGCCCCGGCACTTCGCCGTTCCGCAGCCTCGCTGAAGTCACTGCTGCTATGCGTGATCCGAAGTATCGCGTCGATCCTGCGTACCGCAAGGACGTTGAGGCGCGGCTTGCGATCTCCAACATCATCTGATGCGTCTGTACCCGCCGCTGCTAATTCTTGGCGGGTGCAGCGCATCACGAGAAATCGGCGGACGCGCAAATGCGATCAGAACCGACGCGCAGCTCCTCATTGACCGTGGAACCGAAACGCACGATCCTGTCGTGGTCGAGGTTGCGACTCGGATTGATCGCGCTGCTTCTGACATTCATCTTCTACTTCCTCGTGTGGAAGATCAAGTTCCCGCGTGGCTCGTCACCCTCCAATGGGGATTGATTGCAGTCATCGCAGTAGCTGTTATCGTGTTCCTGTGGCAGACAGGATTGGGAACAGCAATCAGAATCGCTATCGGATGGATTCCGAAGACGACTCAGATTGACGCCAATCTTGCCGCCGAGGTCTTGGACGAATCCAGACCTGAGGGTGCACGGGAATACTTCGCGGCCCGACGCGCTGACCCTCTATTCGACGCCGCCTTCAAGAAAGCGAAGGCGCGGGCTGCGAAGGAGACACGGTAATGGACGCATTTATCGGATCGATTTGGTTCGCCCTGCTGATGGGCGTCGTTGGCTTCTGCGGCGGGGTCTGGCTCTGCAAGACGAAGAAGCTCAACTTCTGAAACCTCGAACTTAAACTTCCACTACGAAAGTGGAATGAACTAACCGGATTCCTAGGAAACGAACGCTTCCTAGGAGTCTGTCCTTTTTAGACGGCTAGTTTGGACTTGGCCCGGTGCGCCGGATAACTGAGATTGCTCCTCAACAGCCGACTAAGGGGACTCGTAATTCGCGTTCTGTCTACAAGGTTTTGAGGAGCAATCTCAAATGCCAAATACTTATCAGATTGGAGCCGACCCGTCACGGCTTGGCCTTAATGCGGCCAACACGGGTGCTGGCAACAACGAACTGTTCCTGAAGCAGTTCGCTGGTGAGGTTCTCACTACGTTCGAGGAGTCGAACGTGATGATGCCTCTGCACATGGTTCGCACGATTTCGAGCGGCAAGTCCGCAAGCTTCCCGGTCACTGGTGTCGCTACCGCGAAGTACCACACTCCGGGCGAGTCGATTCTTGCCGAAACGGGCTCGACTCCGACTCAGGCCACCTCGGGTACTTATGCAGTTACCTTCCCCGGTACTAGCAAGTACCTGTCGAAGTTCGCCCACTCTGAGCGCATCATCAGCATCGATGACATGCTTCTCAGCGCGGCGTTCGTTGCCAACCTCGACGAGGCGAAGAACCACTACGACGTTCGTAGCATCTACACCACCGAGATTGGCCGTCAGCTGGCCTACGTTGCGGACAAGAACCTGATCCGCACCGTCATCGCTGGTGCGACGCGCACGACCGATCGTTTCGGTGTTGCTTCGGGCACTTCGACGCAGTACCTCGGCGCGACGATCACCTACGACGATGAAGCTACGGGCACGACCCTCGGCGACAACCTCGTTGCGGCGTTCTTCGACGCGGCTAAGCGCATGGACGAAAAGAACGTTCCGTCCTCGGAGCGTTATGCGATCGTCACCCCTGAGGTGTACTACCAGCTGGTTGCGTTCAGCACGGACGCGATCAACCGGGACTTCAACCCCGAGGGCAACGGCAGCATTGCGGGCGGCATGATCATGTCGATCGCGGGCATCCGCATTCTGAAGTCCAACCACATCCCGACTACGGACGAAGCGGCTACCGCTGTCGCTCCGCACGGCGATTCGGGCATTCAGAATGATGTGTTCGGTCATGCGGGTGCTGACGGTGTCGGCTACCGTCGTACGACCGACAACGGCTTCCTGCGCTCGAAGGGCGTCATCTTCCAGAAGGAAGCTGTCGGTACGGTCAAGCTGCTCGACCTCGGCGTCGAGAGCGAGTACCAGATCGACCGTCAGGGTACGCTGATGGTCGCGAAGTACGCGATGGGCCACGGCGTTCTCCGCGAGGAGTGCTGCTTCTGGCTGCGTGGCGATGCGTAATCGCTACTGAGGCTGTGATCTTGGGGGCCACCATCGAAAGGTGGTGGCTCCCTTTTCTTTGGAGGACATATGGCAACGAATAAGACGACCCGAATTGAAGCGATCAACACGATGCTGTCGGTCATCGGGGAGCCCCCGGTCAACACCCTTACCGGGGTGAATCGTGCTGATGTCCTGATCGCCTCTTCCATTCTGGATGAGGTGTCTCGTGAGGTGCAGTCCGAGGGCTGGCACTTCAACACTGACGACAAGGTTCCGTTCGTCCCGGATGTCGATGGCTACATCGCGATCCCGGAGAACGTCCTCCGTCTTGACATGACTGACGAGGTCTATGGCAAGGATCTCGTCGCCCGCAATGGCAGGATCTTCAACAAGATCGCTCTCTCAGACATCTGGGAGCAGGGTACGACTCTGTACTGCACCGTCGTGTACCTGTTCGAGTTTGACTCCATCCCTCAGGCGGCTCGTCACTACATCACGATTCGAGCTGCGCGGATCTTCAGCAACCGCATGGTTGGGGATAAGGCGAACCACCAGTACACTTCGATTGACGAGTTCAAGGCACTGATCACCCTGAAGGAATACGAAGGCGAGACGGGTGACTACACGATGTTCGACAACTACACGATCGGCGCGATCGTTGATCGTCCCCGCATCGCCCCCCGAGTCTTCTGATGCTCCTAGTCAACTCCATCACGAACCTCCTCGGAGGAGTCTCTCAGCAGCCGCCGTCGATGCGGTTTCAGAATCAGTGCGCGGAGCAGATCAATGCCGTCGCATCGCCTGTCGAGGGGCTGACTAAGCGGCCTCCTACGGAGCACCTGAAGAACCTCCTAGACGGCTCAAGCGCGGATCTCGCGTACACGACTCTGTTCGTGCACACGATTGATCGCTCCCCTGATGAGCGATACTTCGCCGTCTTTGGGCGCAACAATGCGACGAGCAGCGCATTCGTGCATGTCTACGACACGAACGGAACCCGCATTCCGACGAACATTGACAGCCCAGCCCTTGATTACATCAACGAAGCGGGCGTGGATGTGAAGCTGAAGGCGATGACGATCGGCGACGTTACGTTTGTCGTGAACACGAACAAGCCTACGGCTCTGTCCGCGACCCTGAGTAAGTACAGCCGGAACAACACCGCCGCTCAGCATGAAGCGTTGATCTGGATTACTCAGACGAACTACAAGAGAACGCACGGCTTCAAGATCAACGGCGTTACGATTGAACATGAAACTGATCAGCAGCAAACTGACGACATCGGAACAAATCACATTGCTGCTCAACTCGTTACGGCATTCAACACTGCAAAGGCAGCTGGCAGCGGGACGACGTACCCGACGATTCAGGGGTACACCTTGTATCAATTTGCATCGACGATCTTTGTCCTTCGTACTTCCGGATCGGTCGCGCTTGACATCAGCGTCTTTGATGACTTTGGTGGCGAGGGAATCGTGCTGATTAAGGATGCTGTTCGCTCGTTTGAACAGCTGCCGCCCGTAGCTCCGCACTTGATGAAGGTGAAGATCGAAGGCACACCGGAGTCTGACGCAGACGATTATTGGGTGGAATTCGTTCAGTCTCAGAGCACTACAAGTTCCACCGTTCCCGCAGCTGGCCTGTGGTTTGAGACTGTCGCCCCCGGAATCAAGACGGACTTCGACGCTTCGTCGATGCCCCACATCTTGATCCGCGAATCGAACGGAGAATTCCGATTCAAGCAAGCGAACGGAAGCGGCTCTTACCCGACTTATAAGTGGGCATCCCGCGTCGTCGGCGACGAAGACACGAATCCGCCGCCGTCCTTTGTCGGCTTGAAGATCAACGATGTTTCCCTGTATCAGAGCCGACTTCTGTTCCTGTCCGCAGAGAACGTCATCTTCAGCGAGACTTCGCAGTTCTTCAACTTCTGGCGAACTACCGTCACCGACAGCGTCGCGACGGACACGATCGATGTCGCCTCGACGAGCCCGAAGGTCGCTAATCTCCAGAGCGTGACTGCATTCGAGAATCAGCTGCTCCTGTTCTCGAAGTCGTCGCAGTTCTCCCTCAGCAGCACTGGGCCGCTCAGCCCGACTACGGTGACTATGGCCCCTGTCGGCGAGTACCAGAACGTCGATGCGGAGCCGATCGCCTCGGGCAACTCCCTGTTCTTCGCGTTTAGCCGGGGCAGCTACAGCGGCGTCCGGGAGATGAGCCTCGTGAGCCGCCTTGACGGGCAGTTTCAGGCAGAGGACATGTCCGCGGCTATTCCTCGGTACATCCCCGGAACGATCCGCCAGATGACCGGGAGCACCCACGAGAACTACGTCATCGTCCGCGCAAGCGGGGATACGTCCTCCGTGTTCGTGTACAAGTACTTCCAGATCGGTGATCAGCGCGTCCAGAGCTCGTGGAGCAAATTCACCCTGTCGTCCGGGACGATCTTGAACGTCTCGTTCATCGACTCTTCCCTGTACTTCGTCGTCCAGCGAGGCTCTAAGACGAGCCTTGAAGTCATGCAGCTTGACGCTGGGCGCAAGGACACCGGAAGCAACTACGTCACGACGCTTGATCGTCGAATGGATCGGGCAAAGCTTCTCGCCCTCGGCGGTACGGCAACCTACAGTTCCGCAACTGGACTCACGACTTATGTCCTTCCATACCAGATCGGCACAGGCGCGTCTTTTCAGGTTGTCACCAAGACAGGGATCAAACTCCAGACAACCCAAGCATCAAGCACGACAGTTACAGTGCCGGGAGACTATGCGGGGACGGATGTTTGGCTGGGAGAAGCCTACACGATGACATACGTCCTCTCTGAGCCGCTCTTCAGGGCGTCCAGCGAGGGGTCGATGGCTGCGATCGGCGGTCGATATCAGGTTCGATATGCGACTCTGTCGTTCGGCGATACCGCTTACTTTAAGGCAAAGGTCGCGGTCGAATACGGCAACACCTACGAGTACGACTTCAGCGGTCGGCTGCTCGGCTCCGGCAACAACATTCTGACTACGGTTGTTCCGCTGGAAACCGGAAGCTACAGGATCCCGGTATACTGCAAGAGTACTGGGCTCACGCT